GGGGGGGATCAATCTCTCCCCTGAACCCGTCCGTAAGCGTCTACAAGATACCTTTTCCCGCCCTTGTGTTCCTTCTCATGGCACGACCAACACAACGCCTCAAGGTTGTCGTGGCCTGTGCGGATCTTCGGATTCTTTATGTTCTCTTGATTCAAATGGATTCGATGATGCACCACAACGGCAGGCGTTATCATGCCCCTCTTAAGGCATCGCTCACATAGTCCTCCTACCTTCTTGAGGTAGCCCTCTCTTGCGTTCCTCCATTCCCTCGATAAGTAGAACTGTTTTATAGACCCCACCACTAAACCCCCGCGCCCGCTGTCATCTGTGCGCGACGCTTCGCCATGCGTTTAGATATTCCACTCTATTGATGCCCGGATTGTCGTACCAGTCAGTCCTCCCACAGTAGTGCACTATAGCCGGGTTCTCTGTAATGCCTGTGGCAAAGTTCTCATTGTAGCGGATGTCAACTGGTACGAATGAACAGTACTTATTCCATGCGTCCTGATCGGCGAAGGGCTGTCTTACTGCGTTCAGGTAATCGATCATCGTAGGGACTATTCCCTCTGTCCTTAACTGTTGCAGGTTGATCAGCGCCACGCCCATGTTGTAGTAGGTCGCTCCGAAAGGGTTGTATTGCCCTCTGTATTCCGGGACAGCCGCGATGTCTTTCCCCTTTATGTCGGTCTTCCATAACGGCTCCAATGAATCGCAGATAATAGTGTCCGCATCCAAATGGATGACCTTGTTCACCTTCAAAATATCCGGGTAGCACACCTTAACCAGATTGATATACCCTCCGAAATTATTCGCGAGATTCACGCTCTTTTTGAAGGTGTCCTTCCATTTCGAAATGTTCACCACTGTCACCGGAACCGGAATGTTTGTAGTGTCGGTCTCCGTAAGCAAATAGATCTTCGCCTTCGGGTTGTGCTTCAGTAAAGACCGCATCGAAGGAATGGCCTTCTCGACAAAGTCCTCTGTCAAACAGTACACAATATTCATTTCTGCCTCCTCCTTGCCTTCTAAAAATCCAAGGGATGCCGCTGTTACACGACATCCCCGGAGAAGGCTTGTAGCTAAAATGCTACGATACCCTTATAGCACACTTGCAACTGCACATGACTGCAAACTTTCGGTCTATCTTTTCACTTCCTTCATGAGCAAATAATAGACCACCCTCACCACCATTAAAAACGCCCTGTTTGTCGGCACTCTTTCAGGCGTGTCCTCCGTCTTCTTCAGCAGAGTCTCCAACTTGTCGAGCATCTGCATTTCTTCACGCTTTGTCATGCAAGGTTTAAGTTTCTCCATCTTCGCTCCTCTCCGCAAACAACCAATCAGTATATTCGCACCTCATTTTTTCGTCCATATAAGCATTCCAATCGAAATAGTCGTTCAGTTGTTTGCTCCAATTACACTTGTCACAGATTTCCAAGCCGTTCTCAAATGCCTCAACCCGTATGCGTCCACAGTTTTGGCACTCCTCTCCCGTGTATCCAAGCGATTTTCCAAGAGCATCCATCATTCATCGCTCACCTCATCCATCTTTGCTCCGCAGTTCGGGCAGTAATGCCGCACAGGCGGCAAGCCTCTGCCATATCCGCAAACAGAACACTCCGTACGGACAGTTCCATCGTTATACTCTACCGCTATCCACTCCCCGAATTTTCTGTCGGGAACATCAATGGTCTGCAACATCTGCTCAACAAGCCTATGGAAATCTTCTGCTGTTACCACCATTAGATTTCTCGGTCTGCAATAGTCCTTGACAACCTTCTTCGGTTCAATGCTCGGCACTTCCTCAAGTGTGCCGATGATGTACGCCTTGTCGTATGTATCGCTGTAGCCGTTGTAGCAATTCGGTAAATCGTCTATTGCCTTGATTGCCGCTCGGCGGCTGATAAGGTCAGTCATCTTCTCGCCTTTCTCCGTTCGCGCAGAACCAATCATCTCCCGGCATCCACGAATACCATTTGTCACCGCATTGGCACGGACATACATTATCTTCATCGGGGAAGAAAAGGTCTTGTCCGTAATTATGTCCGCCAGTGTCAATCGGTCTATGTTTGCACTCCTTGCACCGCACCACAGGGACGGCGTCAATGGTCGGTTGCTCATCTATAAACTCAAGTGCCGCTTTGTCTTTCACCGCGCCGAACACATCACCGCCATTATTCACAATATAAACATATAGTCTTTCAATCCACGCTTCTTTCAGTGCATCTGCATCAATCAGTCTCATTCTTCGCTCCTCTCCGCAGGGATGACCGCAGGGGCAAGGTCGTGATAATGCTTCGGATCTGCGTATCTGTTGTAGCCGACCTTAAACCTTGTGTCATCCGCTCTGTGCAACAGCATGACTCCGCGCACTCCCTTCTGATATCTGCGGTTAATCGTGTTTCGGTTGATGCCGGAAAACTCTGCCCACCCCGTTAGGGTTTTTGTTATGCCGTCTATAGTGACATATACGGTGTTTCTGCGGTTATTTGCCTGTTCTTTTCTTGTTGCCCATCTACAGTTTGATGGTTCATAATCCCCATCTACGTTTATCCTGTCTATGGAAAGTCCCTTTCTGTATCCGCTTTCATTCGCCCACTTTGCGAACGCCTCTGCGTTATGCCACTCATCGCAGACCTTAATGCCTCTCCCACCATAAAGGTAGTAGTTCGCGGCATTCGGGTTATAGCACCTCGACATCATACTTCCATATGTCTGATACCAAGGTTCTTTTGTTGCGGCGATTCCTTCAATCAGTCTTTTCAACTATTTCACCGTCCTTTATCGCAAGGTCACCGTGGTCGGTCAGTTCGATCAGAGGACAGTCTTTTCGCCTTTGCGTTCCGTTCGTATCATCGAAATCGCACCCGACTATTAACGCGCATTTGCCATCCTCGTTGAAATAGCACCATCTGCATCCACTCGGCGGTTTTGCCCCTTTAATCAGTATGCCCATCGTCTTCCCTCTCCTCAAGAATGTCATCGAGAAGCATCTGCGCTCGGTTTTTGCTCTGCTCCAGTTCTCTGCCCCTCTCTATGCCGTCCAAATAGACCTCGTCATATCGTCCCGCCGCGACTAATGCGGTCAGGATGACCCCTAAAAACAGCCCGCCTAAAGCGGCAAGTAAATATCCGATCATTTCAGCCTCCTTGTAAAACGCTGATTCTCTTGTGCTCCTTGGTGTAAGTCATAATGATTTCCGTCGTCGTCTGGGCTGTCGGAACCATCAGTTTCTGCACCGGATAGCCGCCGTAATTGAGGAATGACGAAGCCACAGCCACAACAAACTGTTTGCGGATGATTTTCCCGTTCTCAAACGACAGCTTCGCCGCCGGGAAAGCTAACGGCTTATGCGTGTGAGCCGTGATCAAACAGTCGATCCCCTCAATGGAATTTCCATAGTTCTGCATCCTGTTAGCTGAAGACCCGATATACTGCCCGCCTCCGTTCCCGTGGGTGATCGCGAAGGAATATTCATATCTCTGTTTTGTCTTCCCTTCGTGCTTGTAAGCCGCTTTGATTTGCATGAAGCAGATATTCGGTCGGTAGACCGATTCAATGCCCAAACGAACCATCACATCATAAAGCGGGTCATCATTGACTTCCTTGTTGCTCCGTCTTTCATGGTTCCCGCCCACAGCTCCGAGAACTTTGTCCTTAATGGGCAGAAGTTCGTTATAGAGCCATTCCTTCTGGTCTCGGGGAGAGCAGGTCGCTTCATAGACATTCGTTATGGAGTTTTTCAGGCCGTTGTCAATGAGATCTCCCACCAGAACGCAGTAGGTTGTTTCCTCGTCCTGAATCCTCTTTAATGTCCTGTGCCACAGAGTCTCGTTAAACTCCTGACTGCCATAGTGTGCGTCTGCCAGAGGGATGATTCTCAGGCCGTTCGGGATTCTGTCCAAGGGAATCCAGTTAATAACAGGGATAAAATCGTTCGTCAAAATGTCTTCCTCCTTAATTCCTCTAAAGCCTTCCCGTGTATATAGAAAACTGCCCGTTCCGACAGGTTTGCATAAATTGCGACCTCAGCCCATTCCATGCCGTCGATGTATCGTTTGCGTAAAACGTTCCTCTGGTCGCTGTCCTCCAGTGAGTCGATCATGGTTTCGACCCTGTCCAGAATCGCCATAGCCCGGTCACGCTCTTTTTCAGCTCTCGCCCGAACGTGCTCGATCAGTGCCACCTGCATTTCAAGCCCATGTGTTCCGTTTGACCTCGGCATCCCGTCCATTTTCGGAGATCTAATAGAGACCTGTTCTGCCTCGTCCCACTCCTCCATGCACCGGATGGCATATTTGAGCGCCGGTCTGTAAGACTTCAGGATCTTTTTAACATCTGCTCTTTCGTCCATTGTCTCTTCACCTCGTCAATGACCATTTGCCCTTCAACCAAGCCGTCACACAACAGAATGAACCAATCGCTCAGGAAGAACCGCTCCAATGATTTCGCCGTGTAGGTCGCATTCATACTCAAGGCTTTCCGGTAGTCGTCCACAGCCAACTCGCAGACTGTCAAACATAGAGTCCTATAGGCTTCATCCACGTTCATGTCGTTCATGGGATGCCCGTTCATATGACTCCCTTCTGCTTCAGGATCTGCTTTTCCCTCTTCCGCATCTTGGCATCGATCATCTTCAACTCGCCCTTCCTCTTGGTTCTCGGGTCGCTCTTAAGTAAAGTCCCGGTCGCCTCCTGAAACTCGATCATCCAATCAACCACGCCTTCCGTTGACCATCCGATTCTGTCCTTCAGTCTCTTAATCTCAAGGATCCGTGAGTCGGAGACATTGTCCAACTTATTCTTGAAAACCTCCGAAATGTTCATGCCTTAACCTCCTGAATCTCAAGGATTCTCTTGCTCGAACTGGACAATATCCCTCGATCGGAGACATTGTCCAACTCGTTTTTGAACACCTCCGAAACATTCATGCTTTCACCTCCTGAATCTCAATGCCATAGATGGCTTTCATCAGCTTCTTCTTGAGTTCATACTCTTTCGTCTTGTAGCCCTTCACATCCTCCACGACGATTTCGCCATTCAAGGAATAAACGAAGTCAGCTTTATATGAAACTGAAAACGCTTTCCCGTTGCTCCACTTGCCCTTGACGAGCTTGTATGGCTTCTGTAGTTCAAGCCCCTGAATCACGCCCATGTTCTGCATGATCAAAAGCTCGGTGTAACGTTCAGCCTCTGCCTTTGAATCGAAGACCTTATCCCCGACCACTGTTTTATGGTTTCGGTATTTGCTCATTGTGCCTGCCTCTCTTCCGCTTCTCGGATCATCCTCGCCAGTTCGTTGTAATCAACGTCTTTTCGCTCGGTGCTGAATCCATAACGCTCCTGAATCTTGTTTGAACGCCCTATATATACAGGAGATGGATATGGAGATGGATATGGAGGTTCGTTTTGCTTCACGTTTGCTTCATTTTGCTTCACGTTTGCTTCATTTTTGCTTCGCACTTGCCCCGACTTTATTCCTCCCATTCTCCCCGATTCCGCTTTCACTCTGCGGTATTCGTTCAGGCGATTCGTCTGGTCTGCCGCCATCGTAAAAAGCACCTGCGCAATCTTCGAGCCATGAAACTCTGGTTCGTCTCCGTCAGCAACGGCGAAGAGCGCCTTCATCAGGATGCCCGCATCCTCGTCACTGATTGCGTCGAGCGTCTTCCGAAGGTCTTTGAAAAAACAAATAGTTGTTTCGGTTTTGCTCACAAGTAGTTCCTCCCAAAGCGCTTCATCCACTCTTCCCGGGGATTCCCCTCCAAACAGTTCGCCTCCCAATTGGTTTGCGCGAGTCTGTGGAGCTTCTGGGTCAATGCCTTGGACTGTTTGCCGTTGTGCACTTTGTCATGGCACTGGCGGCAGAGTCTAATGGTCAGCCCGTCCTGATCGGCGAGTCTTCTATTGCTACCACCCAGACAATGATGGGTGTCCGTGGCTATCCCGTGGCAAAAGAAACAGAATCCGTCATCGGTTTGAATGATGCTTTTCATACGCCTCCATCATCCTCTCTATCTCTTCCCTCGGAAGTGTCTCGATGCCCATTTCCTTGGCCTCGTCCACGGCTCCGTCGATTAGTCGGCTCATTTCCTTCGTGTCGTAGGATGAACTACCTTTAAGAAGGACATACGCCCGGAAGACTCTTCCGTCCTTGCCGGTCTTCGTGTGTGAGGTCGGCTTCAGGTGGTAGAGTTCCTTTTGAAGGATCTCTTCCTCAGCCTCGTCGGGAATCATGACAGTTGTTATTTGTCCGTCTATGGTCTCGGGCACTCCGTAGCGCCTTAATAACAGATTGTGCACAGCGGCATTCGTCAAAGCGGTCGCCTCGGAGATCTTAGAGACCAAGACCCAGTAATAAGCGTTTGCGGTCAGGGTTCTTCTATCTCTCCACTTTGTCATGCTCACCGAGAGGACTTCCCCCCGGAGCTTTTCAGCCCCGGAAGGAATCTCCTCAACGTGCAGAGAGACAACGAACCCTCCGTTCAAAATGTCCTGCACGATGTTCAAAGAATCAGCTTTGAGAATCATTGTTCTGCCCCTTCAGCTTGAGTTTTAATGCAGTGATCATGGCATCGCCTCGTCTTTCGCTCATGGTCTCGATGTCTTCGCCGGTCGCTTCGAGGTCGATATTCGCCTTTTTTGCCAGTTCGCGGATAATCTGCTTCTTAGCTTCGGAAAGTCGCTTCTCGGGCGTTTTAGAGGGCTTCTCGGGCGTGTTGTCAGCCGTCGTCTTCTGGTATTCTTCGGTGTCCGGGTCTTTGGTGTCATCGATCAGGAGCAACCCATTGAGTGCGTACTTCCTCGCGTAACTGGATGCCGTGCCGGTCACCTGACTCACATCCAAACCCTTCTTCTCCTCGGCTTCGCGGGCGTAGGCTCGGACTTCAAGCGTCCTTCGCTCATCCCAATCGTGTTCGATGTCGATGAAAACAGCCCGCGCCTCGATGTAATATCTTCCGCCCTTTTCGACAACATCGTCATCGAGGGCAATGGTTGTCTTGTACTTCGCCAGAACGGGCTTCACGGCTTCGAGGATGCCTTCCGCGCTCCGGTAGGAATAACCGGCGAAGTTGTTCTTCTTATCCTTCGGCGCTTTCAGTTCCTGCTGAACTGCCGCCAGTTTTTCGTAGATGTTCATCCCTTCACCTCACTGTCAGGCTTTCCGCCTCTTCAAAGTGTGCCCAGTCAATATCATCGCCTTTGTTCATGGCTTCGGTGATCTTCTTCGTGTCGGGTTTCACAGTGACCTTTGCGAACTCCCACGGCACAGCTTCTTCGTCCACATCGAGGACGAGCTTCTTCCGGGTGGCGAGGCTGAACGTGAACAGCCCGGTCTTGATTTTCTTCTGGTTCGTGATCTGCATCCATGACTTCAGGATCTCCCGCATCTTCTCGGCAGTGCGTTCCTTCATGGCCTGCTTCTTCGCCAGTCTTAACTTTTCGGCTTTGCAAGCCTCAGCATCAGCGGCAAGCTGTTTCAGCAGTTTCCCGACCCCTTCAGCGGCATCATTCCCGCCGTCGAGAATCATCTGCATGGTGTCGGTGATTGCCTCCTCGCTCAACTCTTCCTCTTCGGACAGGTCGAGCAGTTTCAAATAGTCGTTTGAAAATTCGTAGAGTAGCATTAGCCTTCTCCTTTTCTCTACAGTGCGGCACAATTTGCCAATAATCCCGCCCGGGGAGTCGAACCCCGCCCGGGTGCAGTGAAGCACCCGTGATCCGATCGACGGAAAACCCTGACTTCCGTGCTTCAAGTCCGTCAGGAAGACCTCGAAAGGAGATAATCGCCAGTGCAGAAAGTCTCATAAAGGCACGGGCGAAACCGAGCAACGGATGCGGCCTATGAACATCAATCAAGAAGATAGAATCGCCTTGAAATCGTGTAGCATTTGCCGTCGAGCCAGTAGTTTTCTTCATCCCCGTTGACCTCGACATCGACCTTGCGACCGGGGAAATATTCGTGGATCTTCTCCACAAGGTCTGCGGAAAGTGCGTATAGCTTGAGCAGGTCGTTCTTTGTCTGCTCGTTGGTCTCTTTGACTTCGATCATGTCAGCCTCCTAAAAGTTGAACGGCAGTTCTTCGTTTGCCGGGATGTCGAGCCATTCGGGTTTCTGTTCGGGTGCGGGATTGTCTTCCTTCTTCTCGCAGAACTCGACCTCTTCCGCGATGACGATCACGTTCGTGACCTTCTGCCCGTCTTTGTTGGTGTAGTTGTCCGTGGACAGCCTCCCGGTCAGCCCGATCTTGATGCCCTTCCGCAGGTACTTCTCCGTGAACTCGGCTGTCTTGCCGAACGAGGTCACGTTGAAGAAGTCTGCCTTGCCTCTGTAGTCCACCGCGATGCCGAATTTGGCTATCGTCGTCTTTCCGTCCTGACTCACCCGGATTTCCGGATCTCTGGTCAGTCGCCCAATGAGTGCCAGTTTGTTCAATTCTTTGCCTCCTCCTTTGTGTGAATGATGATTAGCCAGATCAGCGAAACGACCATGATGGTCGTGCCGTAAATAACCCCGGGAATGAACCCCGCTTCGTATGAAATCGCGCCTACAAATGCGGCGAAGATGTTGAGTAAGAGAATCAGTGCGTAATGCGTGTCTTTCATTTCGTGCCTCCTAAATTCAATTTTTTTTGCATCCAACCCCATCTTTGTTCCATGATCTCGTCAAGGATTTGTTGTGTTCTTTCGTCGATTTCAAGTCCTTCGCGGAAACCACCAAATGAGCAAAGATATGCTTTTACAAGGTGTTTGCCCTCATTGAGAGCATCCTCAAAGGTTTCGCCAATTCTTTTCGCCTCTAAACACGCCGAAGGCAACCGAACCGAGAAATAAACAAGGATTTCTGCGGCATACTTTTTCGAATCAACGTTGTCATATCTCTGCAAGAACGCCTCACCTTTAACATCCCTATAAACCCCCTCGAAGATGACAAACGCCCCGTTGATGTTTTTAAAGTCGATGTCGCTCGGCTTTCCCTGAACGCCAATCTTGGTCAAATAGTCTTCAAGGCCTTCATATCCGCAAAGTTTGAACGCATGCATCGCAATAGCGTTCTCCTTGTGAAGAAAATGTGGATCCTTTATGTTTTTCCCGCCGAGGCTCGTGTTGTACCCCTTTTTGACAGAGTCGTATAGGTTGATGTAATAGCGTTCTTTTTCGTCTACGAGTTCCTCATCAATGCCGTCTTCAATAATTTCGTGCCGAACATTTTCCCACCCGTATTTCTTAATTGCCTGCTCGATTTTCATTCCCCTATAGCCTTTTCCGTTTCGCCATCTTCTATCTGTTGCCCCGGAAAATGTTTGCCCGACATAGACCTTGCCGTCTGGAAATGTGTGCTTATAAATGCAGTGCTTCATCCTTCAAGCGTCTCCCATCCGAAAAGCGCCTTCATCGTCCGCAACTGCGGCAGTGTCCACTGCTCGTCTTTGAATCTTCTGTAGACTGTCCCCTGATTGACTCCAAGCTGTTCGGCAAGCCATTCGACGTTCCTGCCAATGTAGGCAAGGCTTGATTTGATAGTTTTTTCCATCTTCCCTCCTTTTATTGTATGTTTGCAACTTATTAGGCAAAAAAATATTTACCAGGAATCTCTGCCTCCTGGAAGGTTGTAAGTTTGCAACCTACTGCCCATTATAACGAGTATTTTGCAGATTGCAAGCACTTTATTGCAAATTTACAACATTTTTTCTGGAATGTGGTATAATGACCCAAGAGGAGGCTGAAAAATGGACGATTTCGCAACAAGATTGAAAAGATTTATGTTTTTGAAGGGTGTTCGACAGGTCGATATTGCCGAAAGAACCGGGATCAATAAGGGAAATATAAGCAGATGGATGCGCGGAGAGAATGTCCCCTATGGTGAAAATCTATATAAGTTGGCAAAAGCACTCGGCGTGACTGTGGACGAATTGCTCGGTCGAGAAGAGCCGCCTATCTCAAAGCTGACGATTCCCTCCGCCCAGAAGGTCGATGTTCTCGGTAGCGTTTCCGCAGGCATTCCAATCGAACTGCAAGAAGACATCATCGGAACGATTTACACAAACAGCGACAAAAAGGGTCTGTTTGCGGTGAAAGTCAAGGGAGACTCGATGAGTCCGAGAATTATGGACGGAGATACTCTTCTCGTCAGGTCTCAAGATACCGCTGAAGACGGCGACCTTGTCATCGCACGGATAGACAACGAAGTGACATGCAAGGTTTTCAAGCGGTCTCACAATACTGTCACGCTTGTGCCATTTAATGCGACTTATGCTCCGCTTGTTTACTCCGGGCAGGACATAGAAGATCTTCATATTTTAGGGAAAGTGGTCGAGAGTCGTCATGAGTGGTGATGCGACGCATGTTGTAGACTTGCAACACGCACGAGAAGGCGCTTATTTGCCCCGTGGTGCCATTCTAAACGATTTCGCGCACAATTTACCATTTGAGGAGGTAAAGCCGCATGAATGCCAGAAAACTTAAGTCCGGTAGATGGCAGAGCAAAGTCTATGTCGGGAACGAAAGCGGAAAGAAGATATTTGTCACAGTGACAGAGGACTCAAAGACCGAGTGCCTGCTGAAGGCGGCAAGGGTAAAGTCGGAATACTCTTCTTCCGTCAAGATTTCCGTGATTGAAGCGGTAGACCGATATATAAACGCAAAGAAGGGCGTTCTCTCGCCGTCAACTGTGGCGGGATATATGGCGAAAAAAAAGAACTATATCGAAGGTCGGAGAATTGCCTCCGTTCGTCTTGATTTGCTAACCGCTCAAAAGGTTCAGGAATGGGTGTCGGAGCTGTCCGAAAAGATCTCGAAGAAATCAATCGCAAACGTCTATGGCCTTTTGTCCGCTTCTGTAAGGATGTTCTTCCCGAAAGCGGATTTGTCTGTAAGGTTTCCTCAAGGAAAACGATATGACGGATACGTTCCGTCCACGGAAGAAGTTGTCATCCTGTTGCAGGCGGCAAGGCAATATGACGAAAGGCTGTTCAGGGCTTGCCTTCTGGGTGCGTTCGGTGCATTACGAAGAGGCGAGATCTCTCCGCTGACCCGGGAAGACATCAAGGGGAACATTGTGAGCATTGACAAAGACATGGTCAAGGATGAAAACGGAAAATGGGTCACGAAGCTCCCGAAGACAGAGGATTCCGTCCGAACAGTTGAACTCCCTCAATGGATCATCAAAGAAATGCCACAAAGCGGGAAGTTAGTGGACTATACCCCGGACGAGATAACAAAATGGTTCGGGAAGGTGGTCGGAAAGACAGGACTGCCGCACTTCCGCTTTCACGATCTGCGGAAACACGCTGTCAGTTTGATGGCATCGCAAGGCGTTTCTATGGCATCAATTAAAGATTTCGGTGGATGGTCTAATATGCAGACCCCGCAAAGAATTTATATCAAAGCATTAGCTGATGCGAAGAAGAGGGAAATGGAAAATTATATGACATATCTAAATGGGATTTCGGCGAAACTTTGACGAAACTTTTTTCGCCGCAGATGAAGATATTGTGCAAATATGCGAAAATACTGTCACTTATGAAAATATCAAGAAGCTGCATGGTTGAGCCATTTTCACGACTTTGGCTTAATATCAAGGGAAACAGGCATTTTGCCCGGTAAAGATGTGAAAAGAATTCGATCCCCCTATGCTCCACACTCAGAAACCGCATTCTTATGCGGTTTTTTTAATGCTCGGCGAAACTTTGGCGAAACTCTACAAAAAAAGAGGGCGGTTTCCCGCCCTTATTTAAGCTTTCAAAACGCTGATATACTTCCCGGAAACGAAACCGGTATAGCCGCCGAAGTTGGTGGCATACCAAGTTATATTTCCGTCCTTTGCGGTCTGCCCGCCCCATGCCAGAGTGGTGTTGTTCGGGATGACAGTAAGCGCCTGATTCTTCGTCCCCGCCCCGGATCTCAGCCAGACCTTGCCGGTCGTCTTGATTCGGTCGGTCGAAACCAAGTATTTCGGGGAGACGAATCCCGCGAGTCCGTCCGGGGTAGTCACCTTGCCCCATCCTGTCGCGCTCCATCCGTAGAGGATGACAGGGTCGCCTGAGTGCAGGTAAGTCAGAATCTTCCCTTTTGTAGAACCTGAAGACCTTAAACAGCAGGCCAGACAGTTCGAGATGCGATAGCCCTTCCCGGTGGTCGTCTGGGTGTCGAGGACTGTGACGATGTGGTGCCCTTCCTGAAGGAGTAAGTCGCCCCTTCTCAGGAAGTCCGTCGTCTGGGTCATGACTGTCTCTTTATAGACAGTGAACAGCCCGGAATCTTCGAGCGCCTTCCTTATGTTTCCGGTGTACTTATGGCGAAGGTCAGGGATGGACAGGACTCCCGCCATGCGGATCTCGACATCTACCAGACGGCAACAGTCCGTCTCACAAAGAGGGAGCTTGTCGATAGACGATTCTTTCCATCCAAGTCTTTCGAGGGCATCCCAGAGGGTTTCGTCCTGACTCTGGTCATAGCCGACATTCTTGTTCTTGCAGATCTTCTCTGCCGTCCTCGCCATAGCCTCGGCGATTGTGGTGGAGTTCGGGCGAATTAAGTAATCCCACGGCTTATTGTACCAAGCCATTATATTGAGTTCGCCGGTGAAGCATCCGTTCTTGTCGGGTGCGGTCTTCCGCTGATCACCCGCCGCGCCGCCGTTGTAGGTGTAACGCTCGTCGCTACCGGCCTGCGCGACCCTGATCATCCCTTCACCTCTTCCTCATTGTTGTAGTTCGCCCGGGAAATGCCGATGATTGCACCTAAGAAGGTCGCCACACAAGCACACGTTCCCGTGATTTCCTCCCCGTATGGAAGGCCCCAGATCTTACTCAATCCAAAGTAAAGCGCCCCGATTGCGGGGACTAATACCTCGCACAAAAAGCGAATAGTATCGAACATTTTATTGGACATTTCGTGCCTCCTTAATAAACATAGGTCAGTTCGTAGCCATTGTTGAACGCACCGGGCGATGCCGACCTCGATGACGCGCTCGATGTGATGGTCAATGTCGTTCCCGAATAACTCCATGAATAGCCGCTTGTGATGTTTTCAACACGCCTTGTCGAGCCGATGCGGAAACAGTTGCCCGTTGTGTTCGTGCCGTTGTAGCGCATATCAATGATGTAGTAGTAGGTCGTGCTACCCGATGATGCAATCTGCGTGGTCGAGCGAAGAAAGAACGCTTTCGGTTGTCCTTGCATGGACGAAAAGCTGATGCTGACCGGGTAGTTTGTTGCGGTCACTGTTTTGGTGTCGATGTTTACAGAGCCGCCGCCAGTCGGGACATTGACGGAAACTGTGCTGTAATTAGCGCAGTCTATGTTGTTGCCGTTTTCTGTGATAGGGAGATTTCCGCTGACCAACTCGCTTGCGCTTACTGTCACCGCCGTGCCTGTCTTTGTCGAGCCTGTGATGTAGCCAGTGGTGTTTGTGACGGAAGGTGTCACTGTGACCGCGTGATTGCTGACTGCGCCCTTCGTTGCCGTGGGTGTCCCTGTCGTGCCGCTTGCCACGGACTTGCTTTCGTTGCTTGCGTAGTGTCCGCTCGGCACTGTCACAGTCGCGCCGCTTGCTGTGAGGTCGGACGATGACCGCTGTGTGACTCCGCTGCCGACATAGTTGCTTGGGATGGCGGCAACCGCAACATCAACTTCCCCAATCCCATCATATCCGCTTGATGCGGTGACGGTTTCCGTCTGCTGACTTTCCGTTGGAGTATAGGTCTTTGTGACAGTCTCCAAAGTAGGCGTTCCACCGCCATTCTGTATGCCGTCCACTGCATCTTTCATCTCGTCCAATGTCATCGGCACAGGCTCCCCGGACTTGGCACTTATTGACATCGCAAGGTCATCAAGTAGGGAACGGGTGATTGATACTCTGCTCATGGGCATGCTCCTTTAGCTCAACGCTCCGTCTATGGAAGATGCTGTGTATCTGATGACTGACTGCACGCCCTTTCCCACCACGATTGCCGACACGATGTACGCACCGTGTGAATCTGCGTATGCGTCCGTCACCAGCTCAATACCCGCGTATTTGGCGCCGGGCGTCGTGCCGCCGTCATAGGCGTTAGCCCACGTGCGGAGAACGAGCTTGCCAGCGGCCATCGCGTCCACGACCTGCGACCACGTGGTCGTGCCGATAACAAAGGAATAGAACGCGCCGCCAATAACTGCCGATACAGCCTCTGCGAAGTCTGGTGAGATATCAATGGTCACGTTACTCAACGTTATTTTAATCGAGTAAGTTCCTCCATTTTGGTTAGTGAAGTACGTCATAAGTCCGTCAACATAAACAGAAAATGGGTATTCTGAATAGTCATTGTATGGTGCGCCAAACGTCCAAAATCCCCCGTCATCAAACCCGTCACACGTGTAAGAAGTTCCGTCTATTGTAATTACCGCTTGGCTTGCGTTTGATAATTGTTCAGCTATTGCTGCTTGGATTACAGCGCCGCCGTCACCGCCTGCAGAAACGGTCATGCTTCCGCTGTATAACTCGTTAGTTGTTGTACTTGCGCCCCACCCATTGTCACATCTATTCAATTTCTCGGCAGTGATTGTATCGCCAGTCTGCCAGTTAATCGGTGTATAAGCCATGTTTTCCTCCTTAAGATACTACCGAAGTTCCAACGATTGCCGACCCTACCAAGGATACTCCGTAGGCAAGGTTGTCTCCGTCCACGCCACCAGTTCCCGTGCCAGTGATAAGCGCACCCGTCCTGTCGTGGGCAGTAACGCCTTGCATCAACTGGTTGGCAGAGGCAAGCGAGTCACCCGACAAATCTATGAGGGTAGTGCCACCATATATAACCTTGTTGATAGCCATAAGCTACCCCCTTATGACGCGATGCTAACAGTTGTGCCGTAGGTGTTGGCAGACTCCACATAGGTGATTGCCGCGACAGTGACTTGTGCCAAGTAGTCGTAGCCAGTGGACGGCGTGACCACTTGCTGTGTAGTTGCCGGGGTCACGTTCTTGTTGGCTTCGACAGCGATAGCCTCGCCCGAATAAGTACCTTCTACGCCAAGAATCGTGATGCCGCTCTTGATGTTGGACGCGATGATTTTATTCTGCTCGGTCGTGGAAATGCTGACCTTGCCCGAACCATCGTGGTATCCGACCGGGATAGTGTACTGCTGTGCCTTGGTGGTGATAGTCCCGGTCACAGCACCATTATTGACCATCGCGCCGTTGATTTTGTTGCCGTTGACATAGGCGGTCGAGCCGCTCAAAATGTCAGCCGCAACAGCCGTTGCGTCCGATGTGTCGGCGTTGTAGGTGCAAGTCCCGGCGGTTTTTACGCCGTCACGCCCGTAAAAAAACTTCCCCGACAGGACATCAGTTGCGACCGCACTGGTGTCGGTCAAGTCAATCAGTGTGTTTCCGCCATAGATAACTTTGTTAATAGCCATTTTTAGACCTCGCTTGCTATATAGGCAGTAAGCCCATTAGTCGTGTTATGAGTTTCGTAGTAGGGGACGCGCAGAACAGTTACATCGTCAAGCATCGTTTTGTGCTTTGTCTCAAGGACTTGCTCTTCCCACGCTTTCGGCGTGATGACATACTCGCCAGTGTAAGGGTCGGGGATGCGCGTGTTGAAAACCCCGAAGGTCGCGTTGAAAGCACCATCCTCATGGAAACAAGCCTTGAGTTTAACCAGTTCCGTAAACGTGGCGCGGAACACGGCGCGGTGCGGTCGGTTAAACATACTCAATCACCCCATCCAGTAGAATCTTGCCGATGTCCACTGTCATGATGTTGGACGCGATGGCAAGTCCGGCTTGGTCGATGGCGCGGATCTGCATTGATGCCATGCCCCTGTCATCAAATACAAGCGTCTGCTCTTGTGTCAGCGTAACGGACAGCACACACCCGTCCTCTGTTGCCTCACATTCGGGCGTTAGCGTGAGTTCTTTGTTGCCCTGTTCAAGCGTCACGAAGATCGTGTAGCCAGTAAGGTCAACATCGCACTCAATGTTAAAGGTTGGTGTAGTCCCTCTTCTCATAGCTTTCCCTCTTTAATCAGTTTATCGACCCGAGATTTGACGTAGGAGTTTCCCCCGTGTTTCAAATAGAACTCATATTCTTCGTGGAATCGTTCCAGTTCTATCTCGTCGATAGGTTCGCCTCGTTCAACCTTCGAAAGGAAGGGGACGAGATAATTCTTCGCGTTGTCGCTCCCGTAGGCATCAATCTTGTCTTCGAGCGGCTTGATCACTGCTTTGATTGCTTTTTTCACAAAATGCACAATAGCCCCCACTGAGGCACCCAAGGCAAGCAAAAAACCGAGCCATGATTGAATGTCCCCTAATGTTATAGTTTCCATCCTTCCCCCTCCTTAAATGATGAACGTTCCGCCGATGGCGTACTGGTGCCCGGAAACTGCCGTGCTCAGGAAGATGTTCCCCGATGTGTTGACGTAGCACCCCACAGGAGCGTTTGCCGTCAAATCATACGCCTGCAAAGGCGAAGTGATCTGCGGGGTTGCGCTCATCCCCGTGATTCTGGGCGTGTTCGTTGCTGAATAGCTCGAAGTGAACAGGAAGTTAATGTTGCACTGGCTACCGAGTCGGTAGAACCCGCCAGAATCCACTGTGCCCCTCGAATTGTAAGGAGAAACAGTCCCGAGGCTTGTCCTCGTCCGGTAAGAAGGCGGGATCTGTGCGGATGGTGTCCCGTTCACGTTGTAGAACGTCAGGCCGTCCGTTAAATCAAGGCTCGCCCGAAGTCTATCGTCATTGTCGTAGAGTTTAATCCCGTCACTGGTGAACTCTGCCCCGACCTTCTCCGTCACGCCGGGGACAAACTCGGGATAAGCCGTTATGCCGTCAGGTGTGACAATAGCCGCCTTCTCTGCCTGCGTGTCAACCAGTGCGACTTCCTCCGGGGCTATGGTGATTTCGTTGTTTGAGTATTTCAGGACGATCAGGTCGTCGTATGCCGTAGCCGAAGTGATGTTGATTCTCGCATTGGTGAGATTAAATTCTCCAGTTTCAAGATTCCATGAGTTTTTCGCCAGAATATCCTGAATGATTCCCGCCCGGATCACGTTTGCCGTCAAAGTCCCGGTCGTGATGAAGTCTGCAACAATCTGCCCGTCCTGAGTCATCGCCAACGTATACGGGCCACTATATCCGTTCGACGAGAACCCGAATCCGCCGTTGTTCCATCTCCACACGTTGGTGGCCTGTGAGATGTCGGGGTTGTCCATGGAAACGATTTCCGTCAGGTTATTGCTCGAGTCGAAGATGAACCGCATATAACCGCCGCCGTTCGTGATGAAGTCGGTCGCGGAGTCGATGGCTCTCTCTAAGGCGGACTTGGTCTTGTCGATTTTCTCGTCCATCACCTCGTTCTGCCCGACGATGATGTCAGCGAGGTTCTGTTTCACTCTCCCGATCGTAACCTCACGGTACTGCTCTTTGAGGGAGTCGAACTCGGTCTTGACCACTCTGGCGGAGGCATTGACGCCGAGGGCTTCGTAATACACGGAAACGGTATCCCCCAGATCCACCTTTTCAAGGGCGGCTTGGTTCTCATACTCGCCCGCCTGACTAAGTTGGACGAAAGATACGTTCCACGATGTTTTCATGCTCCCGACAGAGTTCGCCGTGATGTATGCGTTCGTCCTGTTCCTTAACTGGGTCTCGGTCGGCTGTGTCTCGAAGTCACTCGTCAAGTCGAGGATGAGGATCCGATTTGAAACCGCCGCACCAGTGATGGTGACGTATTTCTCCGTCAGGGTGACTAAAGTGTTCGTTTCCTCGTCGAACCAATACGGATAAACTCCCGAATAAGTAGCCTCAAGAGAGGCATCCTGTTCCAGTTCCGTCAGGTTCTTGCCGTAGACTATCTTCACCCCGTTGTCCTGCCCCAGTTGGGTCTTTAACGTGGCGGAACTGCCTGAGAAGTCCCATTCCCCGCCGTATACGTCGAGGATGGAACCCTCCTGCCCGCCTAAGACTCTCCATAAGGGTCTCGGGGCTTTCAAAGTATAGGAAGTAGATACCGTCCTCGTGGTGCCCACGGTGATGGGACTTGTGGGAGTGCATTTAGACGGCAAATCAAGCATTAACTGCGTAAGACTGCCTGACGTGAAGGGTTCAACAATTATCCCAGATGCGTCATAGCAGAAATGCCTTGCGTACACGGTCACGATGCCGTTTAAGGGCTTGGTGATGCGGTAGATCCTGAACGGCTCGAGCGTCGTGTTGTTCTTCGTTGTCGAAAGGATGAGGTAATTGGGGAGTAATTCAGAGTAATGCTGCCCAGTGATTGGGTACTGCAACATTAACTCATACTCACCATTGATCTCGTGCGTGACTACGCAGTCGATGGCCTCATTCAGCCCGCCGAGGCCGTGACCCACGACAGGATAAGAGTCTGTCAAAATAGGAATCATAACTCCCACAGCCTCGTCTTGATTTTCACGTTAGAGATCCCGCTGAACGTGATGGTGTTATTGCCGGGTGCCAAAATAGGGAAATTACCCGTAAATAACGAGTTTTTGTTGTTGGATCCGGAGTAAATGTTCTCCGTCTCGCAGTCCACGGTGATTGACCCAGTAAATGACCCAGTCGCGGACAGCTTGTACGTGCCTTTGGTGTTTGCCACCTGCAAATACGCGCTTGAACTGGTCGGATTGGAGAACGTGAATAACGGAAGCGCATCGTACTGGGTGCCGTTGCTCTTTACGTTCCCCGAAGTGACTGAAACCTCCGTGTCCCCATCGTTCAGGAACCTCTGTGGCTTACAGTCGAATGTAATTTCGAAGTTCGCCGCATCATTCTGGTTGACAGGCTCGAATGTCTGGATACCAGTCGCCATAGCTAAACGGAAGTGCGTGGTATCGTACGTGTCACTTAATTTCACGTAGTTCTTGGCACTCCGCAACCAGTCCCTTATCCCTTGCACCTGAGTCTTGAAGGCCTTCGGGATGAAAACAGGATAAGTGATCGTGATGTTCCGATAACGGTTATTCGGGATGATCAAATCACCGTTTCTTCCGGGAATCTCGTACCTTGTCACGTCAAATTCCGCCGCGTCGTACGTGCCCTTCCCCGTAACGAATAAGCCGTACGTGTTCGACGCCGTACCGTTGTAAGTGAATGTGTTGATATTAGGCAAAGGCCGCCTCCCTTCTCCGTGTAGCATCGGCAAACTCGTCCATGAGGATCTCGGCGAGTTCGTGGATGTCCTGCCCGGGGGCACCATACACGTTGATGCTGACCCCGCCAAGGTTGTGGTTGGTGGTGTTGTTCGTTAAAGGCTGAACGACAGCGCCCTGTGAGGTCATGGTCAATAATTCTGGGCCTTTTTCACCGACGAACGCAGAACCGGCCTGCAAAACGCCGCCTTGTGCAAGGTAGGCGATTTTCCCCAAACGAGCCAGATTAAACCCGAAGTTCTTCCCGCCTAAAACAGGCACCCAGTCGGGAATCTTGATTGAGATTTTGTTAAGTCCGTCAATGCACCAGTTAATCCCGTCAATTAGCCCGTTTATTACGCCGATGATCAAATTAAGGGGAGCTTTGGCAATCGAAACTAAAGCGTCAAACACGCCCTTGAAGATGTCTTTAACACTATTCCATGCACCCTTCCAATCGCCTGCAAAGACATTCTTCACGAAGGAAATCACGCCTTTGAATATCTTCTCGACCGAGTTCCAAACGCCCGAAATCGTCTTAAACAGCCCGTTCAGGATGTTGCCGACAGCTCCAAGAGATTGGCTCCAGTCCCTTGTGAAGATGTTCTTCAGGAATTTCGAGACCGCATCAAAGGCTTTTTGGATTCCGTCCAGAACCCCGTTGACGATTTCCTTGATTCCGTTCCAAGCCCTGTCCCAATCTCCTGAGAAAACGCCTTTCACGAAATCAATGACCCCGGACAGTACTCCTTTGACCGCTGTCCATATTCCATCAAACACGCCCATGAAGACATTTAAGACGGAGCCTAAAAAGCCGAACTGCTGAGACCAGTCCTTTGCAAAGATGTTCTTCAGGAAGTTGTCAACCGAATCAAGAACCGCTTTTATTTCGTCGCCCTTTGTCACAATCAGGGCAACCAAGCCAACCACAGCGGCAATCAGTAGGACAATAGGGTTTGCCACAATGAAGGAGATCGCAGAGGATAATGCCCCGATAGCCGTCGAGATCCCGCCGATCAGGGAGGCAATAGGGGAGATTGCGGCAATCACCAAGCCAATCGTGACGATAGTGTTTAAGGTGTCACTGTCCAAAGTCCCGACCCATTCCACGACCTCGCCGATTTTCTCCACGATGGTCTCAATTGTAGGGGCTAAATTCTCAAGTAATTCCGCGCCGACCTCGGTCATGGTCGCGGTGGTGCGGGCTTTTAACTCGTCTATCTGGTCGCCGGTCGCGGTCAGTTTCCCTATGGTGTCCTCGGAGAGAATCAAGCCCATTTCCTGAGCCTTGGTTCCGTACTCTTGTAACGAAGCCCCGCCGTCGTCGATGATGGTCGCGAGTGTGTCGGCACCTTTCCCGAAGATGTCCATCGCGGCGAGGTCTCGTTCCGTCTCTCCCGGGATCTCGGAGAGCTTTCCGAGAACATCGTAGAAGACCGATTCCAAATCACGGAAGTTTCCTTCCGAGTCGGTAACCGCAACACCTAACTCCTCAAACGCTCCGGGGTTCTCGCCCATCTGCTTCTTCATCTTGGACATCGCCGAGGTTAGTTCTTCGGTCGAGACATCCACCATTTCGGAGGCATAGGAGAATTTCTGGAGCATATCCGTAGACAGCCCGGATCGTTTTGATAGAGTCGCTAAATCGTCCGCTGTTTTGATCGCGGAGCCTCCTGAAGCGAGTAATGCCCCGGATAAAGCCGCGCCTGCACCGCTTAAGACCTTCGTTTTGTCTGCGACATTCTTCGCCGCATCTGCCACCTTGTCGGATGACTTCTTCAGCTTGTCCATCGCCTCGGTGGTCTTCTGTGCCGCCTTCTCTAATGCCGTGTATTCCGGTTCGGCTTCTTTCGGAGCGTCATCGAGGTGCATCTTGTTGGATTCGGCTTGGAGCTTCTTCAGGTCTGCTTCGGTCGCCTGAATCTCCCTTTGGAGCGCCATGTACTGCTCGGAGTTTTCATCAACTCCCTGAGCCTTCATGGTCTCTTCGGCCTTCTTCAAGGTGTCGAGCTTGCCTTCCGTATCCTCGATTGCCCTTCCCAATAGCTCCATCTTTTGACGGAGCAGTTCGGCATTGTTCGGGTCGAGCTTTAGAAGTTTCTCGACATCTTTCAACTGGTTTTGCGTGCTTTTGATTTCCTTGTTGGCATCCTGCAAGGACTTAGTGAGTCCTGATGTGTCGCCGTCAAGCTGAATCGTTATGCCGCGAATTTTTCCACCTGCCATTTTAATCACCCAAAGAAGGACTTAATGTCCTCCTGTGTCGCCTTGTAAGGGTATTCCTCCCTGTCGTTTGCCTCTTCGGTGAGCATATCGTAGACCATGCCCATCGTCATTGATTCAAGAGCCTCGTCCGACAGTCCCAACTTGGCACATCTCAACATAAAGATTGCCCCGTTCGGCTCTCGAACTGTCTGCCTCATTTTTTTCTCGGTTTTGATGTGGTGATGTTCTCCCGGTGCCATAATTCCAAAATGACCGGAAACACCTCATACACGGAGAACACAGTGTCTAAAGATTCAAGCCACTGTTCCGGGGTTTCGAGGACGGGTTCCCCCGCATACTTCAGCATCAGCCATGCAATATTTTCGAAGACTTCCAGATTGGTCATACTCATGACCTTTTCCGGGTCGCCTTGTGCTTCTTTATAGGCTTCTGCCAGTTTCCTCATGTCCTGAATCATGTCTCTGCCGAATTTCGCCCGGTAGAGTCTCGGGATCAAAGCGGAGCTTCGGAAGGTGTAAGTCCTCCCGTCAATCGTTGCCTTCTTTTCAATCATGTCCTTCTCCTGTGCCTCTGTAAGGCTCTAAAACGCCCGTATTCGGGTTTTAGTCTTTTAGTCATCCATTCCCCTATATAAAGGGAAAAGGGCGGGTTTTACGCCGCCCCTTGTTTTAGCTGATCGTCGTCATTACAGAGCTGTAAAAGCTGTTGTAAGTGTTCGCCGGTGTGTCAGCCGTGGTTCTGTAGTAGACCCGCCCATTAGCCGCATTACCGGAATAGATGACCGGCATGACAGTCAGGTCACAGGACTGAGTCTGCACTTCCGTGCTCTCTGCCTTTGTAGCGCCCGCAACATCAGGGCGAGACGCAACACAGCGATAGAAGCAATAGCGTTCGGGCGTCTGGTCGCCGTCGATTTCGAACATCAGCGCGAACTCGGCGGGCTGTGCGTCCACGTCCTCGATCAGCATCTTGCTCGTCGTGGCGACTGTGTCATTCCACAGCGCCTGACGCATATCGACGGGGAAGTCCGCCATTTCCAGAGTGCCGGTGTAGCCGTTATTGGTCGCGATGTGGTAGTATTTGATGTTATCTGCGTAGAAGTCCGTGTCATTGGAGTTCCGCGAGATCGTCAAATTGACCGCACCGGGAACGGCGACCGGAGTGCCCCAAGAGGGAACACCGGCAGAGGAGTAAGTAATCACCGCATAATGGACTTCCTTCAGCCCGAAATGCACTTTGTTGGCAGTTGCCATGTTAAACCTCCAAACTATAGATGACCTCATACGCATCTTCGTCGTCCAGATGCGTTTCGGCCTTTTCCCAATAGATGTAATTAGCGTCGAATGCCGCTTCGACAGCGGCCTCGGCGTTAGGATCTTTTTCCCTCGTCATGAGTTCGACGGAGATCTGTTTCCTGTGGTGGTAGACTTTGTTATCTGCACCGAAGTTGTCGGAGGAGTCTTCAAAATAGACTAAATACGGCATTTCCGGTGCCTCGTTTTCGGGGAAGCTCCAGTATGCCGTGGGGAAAACAGTTTTAAGAATGTCGCCTAACTCTTTAAGTCCCATCTTGAATCACCTTCTTCAATGCGGTTTCGTATGCCTTGATGACGTCACGTTCTGCCGGGTCGATATGAGGGAATGCCCTCGCCTGCCCGACAGTTCGCCCGCCTCTTACGATGGGATGCCCATATTCCAAAAGATGAGCGAGGCCGGGTTGTGCACCTTGGTAGATGACAGTCTCGGCCCCGGTTCTCGTCTTTGTGGTTTTCGATTTCCATCCCTTTTCGTACTTTCCGTCGCCGGGTGAGCTTGATTTCAGTGCTTTGACAGCGCTCTTTGCGGCAGTTTTCTGTGCCTTCTCGATTTCCGCCGGTAACATCCCGGCGAACTCGTCAAGTTCCGCCATTACTGCCTGCGCTAACTCGTCTGCTTTCATCGTGTTTGTCCCCGCGCCGCTTTTCGACATACAGTTCGAGCGTGTCGTTCGTGCCATAATATGTCCGATAAATTGAGTACTGTTTGCCGTTGATTTCCAGATTCTCCTCGCCCTGATAATCAGGTGCGAACATCGTTATTCTTAACTCTGGCTTGAATCCGTTTTGCCCACCGGCAAAGAACTCGTTAGCGGTCACACTCTGCACTCTTCCGAACACAAGGCGCTTTTCCACAGTAGTCACCCACTGCAAAATAGCGTCTTGCGTCCTCGTTTCTGTCAAAAGATAAAAGTCTACGCTTCTGTCCATGCCGTGTACCCGCTTGCCATGCCCATCTGTGCCTTTTGCTCGTCGTAGGATTTCTTAAGACGATCATAATCGGATGGTTCGCCGAAGTTCAGCCGACAGTACGTTATGACAGCCCGCCTGATCATAGGGTCCGACGTGTCTTCATTCGTTATTCCCGCCTGCGACAAATCGATAATCGCGGCAGAAATAAGGTCTTCGATCTCGCTGTCAAATGCCGTCGTCGTTATTCGGAGCGCTAACTTCACCGCATCCTTGATTCCCATCTTTTTCCTCCTTCTGGGCCAGATAGACGTCTTCCGTTATAGTGCCCTGTCCGACGTGACCGCACTTAATCGTCGAGTCCACCCACATTTCCGCGCCCAACTGCGAGACTCGCCCGCAGAAGGACAGATCTTCGCCGAACCCCAACATAGGGGCAAAAGGCAAGCCGAATTTTTCACCGACTCTCTTGATCAGGTCGGTCGTGCACATGACGCACCCGAACCCCGTCGCCTCAACCTTAAAAAGCGAATCTCTGGGATAGTCGTCATACCAGACAGCTCTCGGTGAAACCGCTCCGTCATCCATTTCGTAATACCCGCACTCTTTATAGAGCACTGGGCGGACGGGAGCTTTCCGTGTGAAGTAGATCCCGGAAACATACTCTTTTCCTTCGTCGAGCCTCGCGGAAAGTCTTTCCATAAGGTCAGGGTCGAAAGTCATGTCCGAATCAAGCCACAATACCCGGTCAAAGCCGTCTCTCACGGCCCGCTTCGCCATAGCGTTTCGTGCGTCATAAATAAGAGACGAACAGGAGATCGTGAATTTGCTCTCTCCCGGTCGTCTCATAGCCAGTAAGCTCTTCATGAACTCGGTGTGCACCATGTCCATGCACGGAATACAAATCAGTGTCTTCATCGGCTTGCCTCCTCCGTTTTAAGTCGATTAGAAAACGATCTTGGTGAACGCTTTGTCAGCGACAGCGCCCAGAGCCACATATTCGCGGCCCACAAACTTGACCAGATCCTTTTCAGCAAGGCTCAGGTCGTCGTATTTGATGGTGATCTCGTCGCCCGCCGGGAAGTTGGCCTGAGCGCCGACGCCGAAGTCGCCGACGATAGCCCATGCCGCATTAGCGGTGCCGGTGGTGGAGTAGGTCGGGAGGGTGTTGTCGTAGAACACTCTGCAACCTTCGAACGGATCCACGTTGAAGTTGCCCGCATACTGAGCCGCCTTGAACTGCGCCCAAGTTCCCTTGTTCATGACGATGACCGGGTTCGCGGCCTCATCGGACAGCTTGCCGATAGCTTCGGCAATAACGCCGACGGACGGAGTGCCCTTAACAACGCCGACGCCGACAGCGGTCGAGGTGGCAGAGGCGGTGCAGGCAGTGATCTTGCCGATCAGCTTCTCCTGAGCCAGTTTCGCGATGCGATAGGTCAGCTCATCGTAAATGTAGTCGATCAGGGCACGGCCCGAAAGATCGATTGCTTCATCGGACAGAGTGATCCATTTCTTCAGGCTCTCCGGTTTGAGTTCGACAATACCAAGGGTAAGAGCTTCCTCGGTGTTTGCGGCGGAGCCTTCAGTGTGCACATAGGCGGGATCGGCGGACAGTTCAAACCCGACGTTCAGGTTGCCGGGAATGAAGGTCTTGCGGACAAGGCCCATCAGTTCCAGACGATCCCACGCCGTCTTGACAAGCTCATCGACATAGGTCGGCACCGGAACCTGTCCGTTCGCCGGGGCGTTCTTGGACAGCAGGGCACGGCACTCGTCGTCTTTGCCGGTCTTCAGGTACTTTGCATAAGCGTTGATATATTCTTCGCTGTTTCTGACTTCAAGATCAGTCATTGTTCTTTCCTCCACGGGTTTTTCGATTTCTTCTCCCTTGCCGTTCATTACCTCAGCCATGTCAGCTTTGCGGGTCTCAATGTCGGCACGGATCTGCGCGACTCTTTCCTCAATGATGGCCTTTTCAGCCTCTAACGCATCGAGAGCGGCAGAGTCAGCCGCCTGCTCGACCTCGGTTCTCATCTCGGCTTTGCGGGCTTCGATTCCTTCGAGATCGAGTTCCATGATTTCTTCTCTGGTCATTTCAGCCAGTCCTCCAAAAGCATCTTGCGTTTCCTGATCTCTAACGCCTCAAGTCTCTCCGCTTTCACTCGCTCGATCACTCCGTCGGCAAGGTTTCGCGCAGAAATCACTGTCGCATCATTCGCGGGCAGGCTAACAGCACTCACGTCGTAGACCTTCTTCACAGACTTGATCCGTCTGGTCTCCAGAGATCTCCCGTCGGGAGCCGTCTCCGAAGTCCATTCGTCTCTGTCTCTGTTAACGGAAAAGCTCCACGACATTTTCGTTGTGTAGCCGCCCTTTATCTCCTCGAAAAGTCCCCGGCCGAGGGACGTTCCGCCAAGATCTGCACTCATCGAAAGCCCATGTGCATCAGGCTCGATGGTCAAAGTGTTGTTAGAAGTCCGGGCAAACACCCGCCCTTCATGGTCGTACTGCATGATTACGTCGGACATATCTGCGTCCTTCAGCGCATCATGATCGACGATCTCCCGGATCACCATGTCCTTGTCCTCATAGAGAACATACGGATCGTCGAAAGTTGTCGCGTACCCGCTGACCTTAAACTCTTCAGCAGGCTCCAGAATCATCGTTCTGTATTCTCTATCACTCTTCACCGGCATTTTCTTCTTCCTCCTGTTCGACCGGTTCCTCCACCGGCTCCTCTTCAAACGCCACGACCTCCTGCCCTTCGGCAGTCACTAACTTGTCCGCATTCTTAAACTCGCCTCTTATCGCACGGATGTCTCCGTTCTCAACAGGCGGATAGTTGAACAGCTCACGGGCCTCGTTGATGGTCATGACGCCCCTGTCTAACAGTTGCTGTGCCATTGTGATCTTGGCAGTTGTCGCCATGTACTGGAGTCTGTTCGCCGAGGCGATCAATTCGGCTCCGTTTGACCTCTCCCTTAACGTAAACATGGCCCGGGTCATCGCCTCCGAGAACTGGATGGCGAATGGCTCTACCGCCCCATTAAAAAAGGCGTCCAGTGCATCGCCGTTCGCCTTGTTCTGCATTACCTCATCATTGACTCCGAAATACCGGAAGACATTTTTCTCGATCTGCTCCGCCTCCTGCGGGTCTACAGTGTAAGGCGAGTATTTGATCTGTTGTATGTTCTTATATGTGTTCGGGAAAAGCAAAAGCCCGCCGTCCTCGGCATCCTTCGACAGGTTCTTCTTGGAGAACCGCTGTCTTTCAAGCTCAAGGTCTTCAGGATCCGTGAAGTTGTCCGTCTGTGCCATGAACGAATAAGATGCCGAGTTCTGCACAGCCGCCTCAACGCCTTGCCGGTTGATGTCGATGAGCTTCATGGTCTCATTCAAGGCCGTGTTCGCGTCTCCAAAAAAGTCGTGCCGGTACTGATGCTTTGTAAGAACAGCGCAAAGCCTCAACTCAACAGCCGCCGTCTCGTTTCTTGCGAACTCATACTTCAGCCACGGCTCCTTTTTGTATTCCACGATCTCGCACTTGTTCGGTAAGACCGGATAATACCCAGTCACGATCAGGTCGGCGTCATAGACCGGAACAATAAACACAGTGTTTTTCACGTCCAGAATGGTCGAAGTCCTGTAAAGAAACTGGCTCCATGTCTGCCACTCGTTCGGGGCGTGTTTCATCTTGTTTTGAAGGCTTAACCTTGCCGAGCCGTAGATGATAGGCTTCAGCTTTGCAATATGCCGTGCCCTCGCATCAATCGCGCTTCGCACAAGTTCGCTCTCATAGATCTCGCCGCCCCATGACCGGAACACAGGCTTATAGCCGTTCATCTCCGTGAAAACAGTGTAGGTTCGGAGCGCCTTCTCGCTCTCCCTGTCCTTCTTAAAGATTTTGTCTAAAAGGCCCATTTATTTCCCCTCGTTCTTTAACCTCTGGCCCAACTCGTCGTAGTGAGCCATCCTCACAGTCATGGCGTCCAATAAAGCCGCCGCGCCGTCGATGTGTGCGGTAGGTGTGAGCTTGATGAGTTTCCCTCGCCCTCGCTCTACGCTCATCTTTACGGCAGAATTTAAAAGATGCACCTTCAGGAGGTCGTTGTCTCCGATGTGCATCTTTCCGTCTTTTAACAGCCCCTCCGTATGTTGGATGATAGGCCATAGATTATCCCCCTGAAAAACCGAATCCGTCTTAAAGCCGAACGTCTCAAGGTCTTTTATCAAATACTGTGCCGAATACCTGTCATAGCCGACCATAAGCGGATAGACTTTCATCTTCCTCACAATGTCCACGCACCAGTCATATACATCGTGGTAATCGACAAAGTTATCTCCTGACAGACTCAACAGCCCCCGCTTTATATAAGCGTCATACGGCAATCCGTCCCTCTGTGTCGCTTCGTCGATTTTCTCCGAAGGCAGCCAGAAGTGTGCCCAGACGAAGAACTCTTCGTTCTTCTCGATGACTAATACTGCGGAGGACAAGTCGGTCGTCTGGGACAAGTCTATGCCGATCAGTGCGTAGTGTTTTGTGTAGTCCTCGATCTTCAGCGGCTCCCCGCAGGCTCTTTCCACAACATTCGCCGGGAGCCATGCAAGTGATGAATTTTGTTTCAGGTTGCAGTACTTTGTAATGAACTCAGCCTTCTTCGAAAGTGATCCTTCTGCCACCGCGATCTCTTCGAGCAGATAATCAACAGTGACAGATACGCCGAGGTTCGGGTTCGACTTTCGCAGTTCGTTTATGTCGTTCCACTTCTCGATGTCGTCTATCATGTAGAGCACCGGCAGGAGGCGCTTTTCTTTTGAGTCGCCTAACAAGAACCTCGTTGACCGCTTCAGGATCTCGTCATAGATTGAGTCGTTGACATACCCGGAAGTGCTTGCGCTCAAGAGTAACCCCTCGGGTCTCGCGCCCATGCCTGACTTCATGACTTCGTACTGCTTTAGCCCTTTGTCGCCTTCCCAACTCGCGATTTCATCGCAAATACACAAACTCGGATTGAAGCCATCGCTCTTCTTAGCTGAGAACGCGATCTTCTTCACTGTCGAATTATTCGCCGGAATGAACAGGTCGGACTGCCGTCTTCGTTCCAGTTCGGAATCATCGTTGATCTTCTTGTTGTGGTAGTCCTTTTCTTCCGTCTTCGCCTTCAAAGCGATGTAGTCAGGGTCGAGCGTGGTCATCGTCCAGACGTTGCCGTAAATGATCTCGGCCTGTTCGAGCTTCGGAGCGATTGTGTAGACCCGCGCACCAAAGCCGTCCTGTTTCCACATATATCTGGCAACAGCAGAGGCAAACAATGACTTGCCGTTCTTCCGGGCAACGATTAAAACCACTTCCCGGAACTGCCGAAGACCTTTTTCGTCAACAATCCCGAACATACACGACAGTAATGCCTTCTGCCAAAGCTCCAACTTAAAAGGCCCGGGTGCAAGCGGGCCTTCTGTGTGGAAACAATGATTTTCTATCCATGTAATCGCGTGATTTGCTCGTTTCGCGTCATAAAAGAACTGCTTTTCTTCCAGTCCCTTGACGATATATTCATACAACAGGCGCACCCACCGGCCCACAACGACCGATCCGTCTTTAATGTCCTGATAGTATGCCCAAATATAGCTCTCTCCGTGCATTTCGCACCGCCTTCTCCTTGGTGGCTCTCGTTTGACTTAAATTCACACTCCCCCGCACGGGTTCCCTCTGGTTTATTTATTTTTTCTCCCCGGGGGGG